ATCTATGGTTAACATAAACCATTTGAATACATCATCCGGGTTAATTTCACATAATAACATAAAATTTCCCATAACCATTAATCGTTCAATATGATGTAAGTATCCAGTATTATGTAATTTTTTAATTGAATCATCTATAATTGGTATTTGTGTTGTTCCTTCCCAAAAATGATGTGTTAATTTTCTTTTATGATTTAAATTATTTTTTCCAAATTGTTTATCATAATAAAATTCATAAAAATATCTCATTGTACTTTTCCAACCAATAACTTGTCTAATAAATCCTTCAAATGAATTTAATGGTATTTTAGTTTCTAACGGTAAAACTTTATCTAAAATATCTTGGTCTGTTAATAATCCAATATTTAATAACGGTGATAATACTGAATGAAATCCAAATTTAACTTGAGAACTAATTGCATCTTCATAATCACCAAATAATTTAAAACGATGTTTAATAAAATCATTTAACCAATCTTGTGCATCCTCGTGATCAATAGGATAAAAAAAGTTATCAGATGATCCAAAATTTTTAGCAAAATGTTTATTTACATATGTAGTCGCCTCAATAATATATTTATTTTTATTAATTTTAGGTGTAAAGACATCTTTTTGATTTTTTAAAAATGGTTTTCTATTTTCAGAATCTAATGATAATTTTTTATTAGGTAATATATTTAATCTCGCTCTCTGCCATCTATAAAATTGTGAATCATGAATAAATTTTTTATTTTTATGTTCTTGATGAAATAATTCTAAATCTTCATAAGAAGAGATAAATTCAGGTGTCTCATACATATCAATTTTATAATTATTAATTTTTGAATATTTCTTTAAAGTATTTAATATATCATGATCAACAGGATCATAACAAGTTATATCTAATTTATTAGATTTATAAAATTTATCTGCTTGAGAATAATCAATATATTCTAATTTATGATCATCTGCATATTTTTTCATAGATGCACGATGAAGAATTAGTTTTAATTTATGTGTATCATATTTTGTAAAATATACTGGATCTTCTATAATAACTTTTTTCTTATATGATTCATTTAATAAATCATTATTTTTAAATATATGAACTGGAAATATTAGTAATATACTCATTAATATTACTAATAAAATATTTTTATATTATAATATTAATGAATATTATTAATAAAGGAATTATTACAATAAATAATAAAAAATATAATTATAAAATATTTGATACTATTGGATTAATTGATTTAATTAATCATGATAAAAAATTTATCGAAATGTTCGAACAATATATTAAATCATATAAAAAAAATATAAATTTTAATATATCTAATTTGGTAAAAGATTGGTTTTATCATAAATCAAATGAAATTATAACATATTTTATTGTTTATACAAAAGATGAAATAATTTCTACAATAAAATTTACATATAATTTAGATAATAAATATGGATTAATTGGTATGGTATATACTAATCCAGAATATCGTGGACAAAAAATATGTCAAACAAATATAGAATATATTATTAATTTAACAAAAAAATATATTAAAACATATGAATTAAAAGTAGACGTTGACAATATAGCGGCATTAAAATGCTATGAAAATAATGGATTTAAAAAAATAAGAGAATATGAGACAAAAGATAAAAAAATACGTTGTTTAATGAGATTAATAATGGAATAATTAATAATATATTTTTATTTCTTTTGAGATTTATGAAATGCATCTACCGCGATTTTAAATTTTTCAAAATCTTTTTTAAATTGTATACAAAATTCAGGTGATATATCATCTAAATTTAATGATTGTGTTAATTTAAGATTCTCTAATCTATTATTAGAAAAATAAAGAAGTTCTGTTTGTGGTTTTGCAATATAAATTTGTTGATTAGTCAAAGTTGTACTCCTGAATATTAAATTTGATAAATGTAACATTTCTAATTTTGTAGGATTTGTAAAAGTTAGAATTGTTCTAAACATTGATGACATTTTTTATTATATATTATTGAATATTTAAGTGAAGATTAATTCAATTGAAATCTAAATAAATTAATATGCCACCTGAAACAAAATATTTTAACATTTACAAATATTTTTTTTTCTTCTTTTTTATCATCTATTAATAATGCATAATCAGTTCTACATAATGGACAATTATGTTTTGTTTTACCAATTATAATCTTAGAATAACAATCGATACATATTTTATGAGTACATGATTTTGGTATGACAAGTCCATTATCTAATAAATCATTATAACAAACTGGACACTCTTCTATTTTATTAACAGAAGACTCTTCTATTTTATTAACATAAGACTTTTCTATTTTATTAACATAAGACTTTTCTATTTTATTAACATAAGACTTTTCTATTTTATTAAGAAGAGACACTTCCATTTTTTTAATACTATATATTATGAATAATAATAAAATTTCAATTTTAGATTATAAAAATAAATCAAATAAATATTTTCATAAATTAAAAGGTGGAGTTGATCATACACATAAATATTTTAGTTTAATTACAGATAAGATTATATATGATAATTGTGAACAACCTGATTTTATTCGTGTTTTACAACATCCTATAAGCAAAAAAATAATTATATTGTTAGGTGAAACTCATAGTGTTTCAAATTATCGTGTTACAAAAAAAAGATTAGATGACAATATTTTTGATCGTATTAATCCAGAAAAAGGTGTTGATTTTATTTTAGGACAAATTTCTAAAAGAATAAATAATGCAAAAGATAATCTATCTAATCCCTTTCACAAAGTATTACTATTATATGAAATGAATCCTGATAATATATTATTAGGTGGTGGTGAAGAATTAAATCCTGAACCTGATTTATTGGAAGAATACAAACAGAGTAATTCATTAAAATATATTTCTTCTAAATTTTATAAAATATTTTCAAAATATAAAAATGTTCTAAAAAATGCAGTTGATATTAGAACTACATTAGGATTTGATTATTGTTATGATATTTTAATACAACAAATTATACCAATGATAAAAGAAGATAATCCTGATTTATCACATAAAGATATTTTTAGTAAAATAAATGACTTATTTCAAATTAGTTTAAATAACATAAAAAATTATATTATTCAAGATCAACAAATTATAAATAAAAATTTTAATTTACCATTTGGATCTGTTGAAAATAAAAAATTTTTTGGACAATCTTATACTAGAAAAGCAGAATTTTATCCACGAAGATTAAGTGAAGTATTTATTACTACACAAAAATTATATTTAAAATTAAAAGAATTATTTATTGAAGTTTTTAATGAATATAATAAAAATCCAAATATCTTAATAAATTCCGCATTTGATTATTTAAATAATGATGATAGACTTAATTTATTTTATACAAATATATTTGGATTTAGACCATTAATAACAAGAATAATGGATTTATATATAATAGAATATATTAATTTAATGGAAGATAATACAACAACAGTAGTATACACTGGAACTGCACATTCTAGATTTTTATTTAATGAATTAATTGTATTTGAAGATTATGAAATTTTAGAAATAGAAAATAAAATGGGTATTGAAAAAATAGGTTCTCCAATTACATGTGAAAAAGTATTTCCATCATTCAATACAAATATAGATAAATTAAATTATAACTATAAAAATATTAAATATATGTATGAAGATGAACAAGATGATAATTTAAAAAATACATTTATAAAAAATATGTTATTAATAGATATTACAGATCTTATACCCACTATAACTAATACTGAACGTCAATTAGGATTATGGGAAGATATAATGACAATAGATCCTATTAAATTATTTTTATCTGATATTCCAAATAATTAATAATTTACATTGAACAACATGTATATTGTGTTCCTGAAACTGGACTCCCTACGCATCCAGAAGATTGATATTGACACACCCCATCTGTAAAATAATAATTATTTGTTTTTAGATTTGTTGCACAATAATTACACATCCATGCACATCCTGTTCCAGATGATACTGAAAATGAAATGCATGAATTTGGAACTTTTAAGGTTGAATTTGAAAATTGTATTACTTCTTTTGTTTTTGCGGATAAACCAAGTGACATTATGGTTAATGCAAAAAGATATTTTAGCATATAAATATATATAATATTTTTTTACTTATATTATAATATGTATTTATTTTTAATAACTTTTTTAGAATCAATTTATTTATATTATATGTATTTTATATATAAAACAAATTATAGTTTTGATTTTGCATTATATGATAAACAAGTACAAAAATTAGGTAATTTTTTTATTCACGACAGCGGATATTATGGTAATAAAATATGTGTATTTGGTAAATATATGGCGATACTGGCAATTATTCTTGCATGGATAAGAGTATATACTCTTAATAATTTAAATGTAAATAAAAAAATAATATATAATTTTACTATTGGATTTAATATAACATGTATACTATTATCATTATTAATGAATGTAAATGCATTTGTATATATTATTCCGTTATTATTTTCTGAATTTTATATATTAAATCAAATAAATATTGAAAATTAAAATCTATACGTCATGATTATATTATGTTAAAAATGTCTAATCTTTTAGATCTTATCATAAGTAATCTAAATGATGTTCAAAAAATATTAAAGAATATAGAAACACCTGAATATCAAAAAGATAAAACACCAAAACAAATAGAGTATAATAGAAAACTTGCAACAACTTTTTTTCGATCTATTTTACTTAGAAGAGAAGAGGTTGAACGAGAAATAAAAAATGAACAATCTAATTTTCTAAATAAATGTAATACATATAGAGTAAGAAATACTGTCAATAATTAATTTGTTTATTTAAAATTATATTAATTTATAGTATAATATAAATTAATATGTTAAAATCTCAGGGTGAAAATAAAATAATAATTAATCTACCCCCATCTCCAATTGAATCAGAAAGTGAAGATAATGAAGTACCACCTAAATTATTAATTAAAATTAAATCATCTAATGAAATTGCTCATCTAAATGCTATTAATCATGCATCCAGTTTAAATAATTTGGATATAAATTCAAATGAAGATACAAATGATAATGGTCGTG